GTAAAGGGACAGTAGAAAAGGGCATCTTTTTAAACGAAGAAAGGATGTTTGGAATTTGTAAAGCAAAAGATGATAATACAAAAAGCAGCTCTTGACTCCAAACTATTGGATAATGTTTGTGAAATAAGATTTGCTCGTAGAATAATTAAACCTGGTCAAGCTGCTACGAGAAGAATGCTTTGTACAAAATCACTATCTCTTCTTAACTCTGTTAATGGGAGAATATCACTCAACTACTTTCCACCAAAAGGACCACCAAAGGCCTATTTGGGGCCTGATCATTTAGCTGTAGCGTGGGATATATTAATGCAGGATTACAGAAACATTAATATGAACCAATGTGATTTAATACAAGAAATACCTGCTAATGATGACTTTTGGGTATATTTTAATGAAAATATATACCCAATGTCTGGAAAACAAAAATTTAATTTTATGAATTCATGAATATAAGCTTAGAAAAAGTAACAAATTTTTTAAAACCATTCTTATTGCAGGATATAGTTATAAGAACTGATAAAAAAATACTAAAGCGGGGTAAGCTTAAGATTTTTCAAATTAAACAATACTATATAAATTTAACTTTAGAGTTTAATGACTCGGTTAAATCTTATGAAATACCATACCCGTTTAAAATGCACCATGAGGAAAATAAAGGTGTTTTAAACTATCATTTAAGTTCTTTTATACCTAAGTCACAGTTAACTATGGTAAAATTTTTAGATAGTTCCTCTAAGTCAAAGCTGTATGATAACCTTGTATACATATTGCCTTCTGAAGAAGCTATCGTATAATAAAGTGTGTTAGGTGGTTTATTAAAAAGCTTTCCGGAGGGGTATACTCCGAACTCTGCGCAAGTTAAATTATTAAAGAATATTGATCAAGCTTTTAGTGATGGTTATAAGTTTGTAGTTTGTAACGCACCAACCGGGTCCGGAAAGAGTTTTATATCAAAAACACTTGCTAATTCTTCTAACGAACCGTCAGAAAACTTTAAAGATCTAATAACCTCGTATACTGCTTTTAAAATAGATCAAACAGGTTCATATATACATGAAGACGAGTGTGAAGATGAAGACGCTACAGGCACTTTTGCGCTTACAATAACTAAGGCTCTACAAGACCAATATAAAGACCTGTTTAATGATACAACAATATTAAAAGGTAAAAGTAACTATATTAGTACAATTGACTCCAATATTGATGTTGAGTTAGAGTCTTTAATTATGCCTAAAAACATATTAGAAGATCATAGAAGACGTCATAAATGCCCATATCATAACGATCGTAGAGATGCTCTTATTAATAAGTTTGCTGCGCTAAACTACAACATGTTTTTTTCTTTACCTAATCACGTAAAGAAGAAGCAGTACCTGGTCTGTGATGAAGCTGCAGAGTTAGAAGATCAATTAGTTAAAGAGTTTTCTTGTGATATTAATTTTGAAATGTTAAAGAGAATGGATATTATAGTCCGACCATTCTATTCAAAAAATAATGCAAATGTTATAAAATGGATTAATAGCCTTTTGCTTGATTTAAGCGATAAAATAGATCAATTACGCGATACTATTAGCAATACTAATAATAAAAAGTTTATAGTGGAAACACGCCAGCAAATTGTTAGTATGAGAAACTTACATTCAAAGCTCTCGTTAATTATTGACACGTGGAATGAAAGTGAGTACTTATTTGAAACACGTAAAGAGGGAATTACCTTTATGCCTTTAAAGGTTAATAACCTCTCTAATCATCTCTTTAAATATGCTGATAAAGTAATATTAATGTCTGCAACTATTATTGATCCAGTAAATTTTTGTAAAACACTGGGCATTGATAAATTTAAATACGTTGAAGCTGAATCATCGTTTAGTGCTGAAAAAGCGCCAATTTATTGTAATACAAAAATTAAACTCAATTATCATAACTTAAAACGAAGCTTACCAAAAATTATTAAGCAAGTAGAAAGTATTTGCGAATATCATAAAGAAGATAAAGGCATTATTCACACACACAACAACACTATTACTTCATTTTTACAAAAAAAATTATTTAATGAAAGATTTTTGTTTAGAGAACCGGGTGTTCGAAATGAAGAAATTTTAGATATACATTTGAATAATAAGAAGCCAACTGTCTTAATATCTCCTTCCATGTCTCACGGCGTTGACTTAAAGGATGGTCTAGCTAGGTTTCAAATTATTATAAAGGCGCCTTATCTACCAACAAAAGATAAAAGGATAGAAAGATTAATGAAGGATGATTTTAATTGGTATTCTAATAAAATGCTATGTTCAGTAATTCAATCTTGTGGTAGAGGAATAAGATCAAAAAAAGATTATTGCACTACCTATATTTTAGATGGCGCTGTTGTGGAAAGTGTTGTAAATAACAAGCATAAGTTGCCAAAATATTTCATCGACAGGTTTCTGTAATAAATATATTAGTACGAATGAAGAATCGAGCATTTCATTTTGAAATTAAAGATTTATTAACGCAGTTTATAGCCGCGTTTGATGATACTGTCATAAGCAGATTTAACAAGGATAGAAACCCTGCAAATAATATTGAAGTTCGTTACGTTTTTGCTCCTAAGCAAAGAGTAATGTATGATATAATTAATAAAGCGCAGAATTTAACACTTCCTGTTGTAGCTGTAAACCTTACAGGTGTAACTCGAGACAATGATAGAGTATTTAATAAACTAGCCCCAGCATATATACCGGCTCAAAAAATAGAAAACCCTACATCTGCTTCAAAGTTTCTGATGCCGGTACCCGTTAACTTGCAGGTTAGTATGTCAATTCTTGCTAGATATATGCAAGATGTTGATCAAATTGTCTCAAATTTTGTACCGTACAATAACCCGTATGTTATTCTTACTTGGGAGGTACCGGAAGATTTCGGTGCACAGTATCCGCAAGAAATAAGAAGTGAGGTACTGTGGGACGGAAATTTAACTTATACTACACCAACAGATACCACATATAATGATAAATTTAGAGTTGTCGTAGATACAACATTCACAATTAAAGGATGGTTGTTTCCGGAAGAAAAAGACACACAAGGTAGTATATACAAAATAGATAATAATTTTATAGCCGTTAATTTAGCTAATAGGATTTATTCACCCCTCGACCCAACTGTACCAGTTGTTGATAATACATATCAAGAACTAGGCTATGAAAAACTATCTGGCTTTCACACCGGTGTTTCTGCTCAAAATACGAGATTAAATTCAAACTATACAGAAACAATTACAGTTTCAGGTATTCCAGAATTTACTAATATTTTCTACTCTTCTACCGGCGTCTACCATGCAATAAATAATTGGCCCCTGGGGTCCTTAACACAAATTGCTACTGGGGGTAATAATAACTTTATTCTCTACGGTAAGAGATTTGATGCAAGTAATAAGTTTTACTTAAGCTCGTATATTACTAATTTTTTCACTAATTATACACCAATAACTTCAGCTAAACATTCTACAATTAGTGGTTATGAGCTAGCTGATACCTTCTATAAGGTTGTTAACGATAACGTTGTTAACTTCTTTTTTCCAGCATCATCGCTTAGTGCGGCTAAGGCTGGAGAGTTTACAATCATCACCGGAAATGAAGCTGGGTGGGCAACTTCTTATCAAGCTAGTAGCTCTATCCTTAAATTAGTATAAATATATAATGTAATGCCTGGTACCGGATCATCAACAAGCTCAGATCAAAATCGTTCTTATGTAACAAATGACGGACGTGCAGCTACTTTTGGAAGAAGCTTAATTCAATATATTCAAAATAGACTACCCTATGCTACAGACGGCCGAGCTGAGAACGATGCTTTAAATCCAAAGTATAAATTTTTTCAGAAAGCTGGTATGCGAAGAGCTGAAGCATTAGCTAAAGCTTCTGTTTCATCTTCTAATCCTTATAACAATATTCCTATTGGTGACTTTGCTAAAGACTCATCTTTTGGAGATGTCATGTATGCAAATATACAAGACGATAAACAGGGTAGATTAAGAGATTATAGAATAATGGCAGCTTATTCTGAGATCTCAGATGCGTTAGATGAAATTTGTGATGAAATGGTTAACCCCGATGAGACAGGGTGGATTACAAATTTACATTATAAAGATGTAGATTTAACTGTAGATGAAAAGGCTGAAGTCGAAAAACAGTTTCATAGATATGTAGAGTACTACGATCTTAAAAACAAAGGATGGCAATATTTTAGACAATTAATGGTCGAAGGAGAAGTTTTCTTTGAACAAATAATTCATGAAGGTTATGTAAAGGATGGGGTTCTCGGTGTTATTAATTTACCAGCTGAGATTATAGACCCTGTATACAACAATATACAAAACATGCTTGTTAAGGGGTATATATATAGAAAGCCAATCTTTAGCCTCCATCAGCCAAATAAAGTCGAAAAAGTAGAATTCATTCCAATGGATCAAAACCAGATTATGTATGTTAATTCTGGTGTATATAACGAAACTAAAAACTTTATTATTCCATTTTTAGAAAATGCTAGAAGACCTTACAGACAATTATCATTAATTGAAGATGCAATTGTCATTTATCGTTTAGTCAGAGCACCGGAAAGATTAGTTTTTAACGTGGATGTCGGGAACATGCCGCCGCCAAAAGCGGAAGCATATCTTAAAAAGCTAATTCAAAATTATTGGTCTAGAAAGACGTTTGATATGGATCAAGATGATGTGGTTAAAAAGTTTAATCCACAATCAATGCTTGATGCGTTTTGGTTTGCCAAGCGTCAAGGATCAGAGGGTACAGATGTTAGACAGCTAGCCGGGGGACAGAACTTAGGTGAATTATCTGATTTAATGTATTTCATTAAAAAGCTTTACAGAGCTCTCAAAGTACCAACAGCAAGA